TGGGTATTTATTAGTGTCTTGCCAATCTAAAATGTCCACTATGTTTGCAGCAGGAATTACCGATGAACCTCTAGCAACAATGCCACCAAAACAATAACTTGCATTAGAAGCGGCGTAAGAATTTACGCTAGACCCAGAACCCAGTAGTCTGTGAGAAGAGTAGTTTGCTCCCGTGTCTCCGTTGAAATTTAGTTTGACATTATCAATGTTTGTAGCTGCGTTGGTATTACCAGCGACCCATCTAATCTGCAAGTGCCGATAATCAGCAGCATAAGACCCTAGCGAGCTGAAGGTCACGCTTGCTGTCGTGCCTGTCAGTATCTCTGTTTCAAGCAGGTCGTATGAGCTAGGACTAAACGCAGTGTTACCCGCAAGCATTGACGAATACTTCTGATAGTCAAGTATCCCAGCGGTAGAGAGCTTTACAACGCCCATGCGTAGCCCTCCTAAGCGGTTATTTCAGAACCAAATGCGCTGAATGTCAGGTCGGCAGTTGAGGCATAAACACGCACTACATCGGTGGCGTTGATTGTGATACCGAGGGTGAGTGTTGTCGAATCGGAAGCACCGACTGTGACATCGTAGGCTAGGTACTGTGCGTTTGCGGTAGTTGCGCCATCAGCAGCTACCGAGATTCTGTAGGTCGCATCGGAAGCCGAGCGGTTGCAAACAATAAGGCTAGAGATGACTGCCTCGGTTGCAGCAGGGACTGTGTAAAGGTCAGTCTCCGTTGTCGCACTCGGGGCTGACTGCCCGAGAATTTTGTAAGCTGTTGCCAATTTATGCTCCCATCAAAAGAAATACTGAAGGCGTAGGGTCTGTAGTAATTGTAGCCCACGAAGCTGCTGTTCCGTCTGTGGTTAGGTACTTGCCACCTTCACCAGTTTGGCTAGGCAGAGCATCTACGGCTGACCACGATAGGGCAGTTCCATCGGTTGTGAGGTAGTTGCCACCCTCACCAGACTGCGAGGGAATCTCGCTGTCGGCACTAAACCAGACTGCGCCATCGAAAAGCTCGAGGGTGTTGCTGTCTTTTAAGTACGAGGCCATACCCTCTGTCGGAGTTCCAATGGCTGATGACCTAGCTGTTGCGTCGTCAAAGACCATAACCACCTGGTCTTGGACATAGCCCTGAAGGTCTGCTGCTGCAAGAACATCTCCTGCGGACCAGACTTTTCTACCCAAACCTGCCATGAATTTCTCCTTTAGAACGCCAAAGCGTTTCCACTGTCTAGCTTACCAAACACCGCATCATCTAAGACGAGCAGTGAGAAGTCGAGTGTTGCGAAGCTGAGAGTGACCGTGTGCGAGATTGCAGTCACCGAGTGGTCGATGCCAATGACCTCGGCGTGCTTCTCAATCGCAGGCCCAATGCCGTTAGGGGTGAAGTCGATTCCGACGACATCTCCAATTTCCAGACCAAGGATGTCCGCCTGTTGAGCAGGGGTTCTTTGGTCAAGCTGAATCTGCACGGACTTGAATCGATACTCAGGGTCTTTGAACTTGTTAGCCAAGAACGAGACATACGCCTCGAGGTCTGCGTCAGCGTTGATTAGCAGGTCGTTACGAGTCAGGTTGAAAATACCGTAGGTGTCAATCGAGGTTGCTGACTCCGCAGTAACTCCCGTTTCAAGGAATGTAGAAGTTGCGCTGACTTGGTTGTATAGCAACTCAGAGCCATACTCAACCACCATGTTTGTATAGGGGATGCCACTACCATCATTGGCTAGGTGGATACCCTCTGAGGTTGGCCCTGTCCGACGGTCACGGTAAACAACTCCGCCCGCCTTAGCAACAAAGAACGACCCTGGCTCTGACTTTGTAATGCGTCGTATGTAGTCAAGTGCGTTTGTTCCCTCGGTGATTGTGTCAGCCCCGAGAGTCATGTTGCCCGTCTCAATGTCACGCTCTGTAACGGGCCAGTTGACCTCAGGCAATGAAAGTATTGTTGCAAGCCTGTCACCTGAAGCCTGCACGGAGTTCGTACGCTCGCTGAGGTTCTGCTTAGAGAAGTAAACCAAAGCGTCAGAGCAAGCAGCTGAGGCTGTTGAATCCCCATCTGGCTGGTAGTTCAAACCCCAGTCGTCAATAATTCCCGTAAAGGCTACCTCGCCAGCCGAACTAATACGAATCTGCCTCTTAGGAATAATCTGTCCGAAGTAAGGCGAGCTTGGGTATTCAGGGTCAAAGGTTCTGTCGTTGTTGTTGAACACGACATTAGCTAGTCCCGCCTCGTATTGGTCAAGTGACTGGTTCTTTCCTCGCTTTATTGCAATGCTACGAACGGAGTCTGTGACATCGAAGAAGATTGTTCCCGCAAGCAAGTAGTCCGTGTTGTCTAGCTTGCCCTTGAGGGGGTCATCGAGGATAAAGTACGGTCCGAAACCGCTCGACAGAATGTCGAAACCAATTTCGACTTTAGGTGCTGGGATAGCCATTAGACCGCAATCACCTTGAACCCGCTAATTCCTCCGCCCTTTGTTGTGTATTTACTAATGGCGTTAGCGATTGATGAACCAACCATTGACGGCGATTGTGTTGCGTCAGTCTTGACATTGAGGTTGATAATTGTTCGGCTACCTGGGTCAAACGAATCCCTTTTGATGGCTTCGATTTCGGCATTAGTCAAAGGCTTGAACTTTGGAATGATGTCTTGTTGTGGCAGGAACTTGATGTCTGGCTCTGGAATCTTCTTAGGAGTAGGTGCAGGTGACGGGGCAGGTGACGGTGCAGGTGCAGGTGCAGGAGCAGGTGCAGGAGCGGGTATGTCAGGAACCTCCATAGCCTCTTTAGCTTCACCATACTTTGTAATGAGCTTGTCTAGCTTGCCGATAAACATGTCGACGGTCTTACCAAGTCCGCCAAGACCAGAGTCCATTTCTGCAATCTGCTCGAGGACATTATCCTTGATTGACTTTATGCTGTCTTGCAAGGTAGTGGCAGCGTTAGTTAGAGTCTCATCGAGCTGGGTTTGCAAGTCAATCATTGCGTTGGCTTGCTCGGCTTGAGTTTGAGCGTAAAGAGCTACAAGTGCTTGAGTTGCAAGTCCTTGCCGTTCATAGATGCTTTCAGCAAGAGCATCCATTCCCTGCTCAGACTCAATCTCCAAAGCACCGAATAGGGTTTGCAGTTCACGCTGCACATCTGGTGTGGAGTTCAAGATTGCCGAGGCAAGCTCGTTACCCGTCTCGGTTCCAGCCGAAACGACCTGCTCAATGAAGGTCTGTGAGAAGCCCGCTGAGGCGAGTTCTGCGGAGTTTGATAGGAGATTACGAGAGGCCGTGAGTTTGTCGCTTAGGGACTTGACTAGGCCCTCTACGGACTTGTTCTCGTCACGCTCAAATAGCGATGAGATGTTGACCGCAACAGCAGACTTGTATGCGTCGGTCAGTCTTTGCTGAGATTGCCTGATTATGCCTTCGAGTCGGTTTGCATACTCGAGTTGCAGTCGTTCAACCGATGAGGCGTAGTTTTCGTTAGCGTCTTGGACGGTCTTGTTGTATTGCTTCTGTGCGTTAGCAAGTTGCTTTTGAGAATCCTTGATAAGGCTTCGAACTCTGTCACGAGTCTGTTCAAATACAGACGGCCCACTCGGGGTAGTAATGAGAGATGCTTGCACCTCGAGTCCTGCACCTGACGGCGTGCCCTTCAATAGGCCAAGACGAGCTAGTCCATACTCCCTAGCTGTATCGTTTAGTTGCTCAGCGGTAGTCTTTGTTGCATTGAGTTCGTTGCGTAGGCTATCTAGCTTTATTTGATTGAAGCGATTTATCTCGCCCGAAACCATGCCTGCTGCACCTGCGAGCTTGAGGTTTGCATTTCTCAGGTCGTCAGTCTCAACTCCATACTTGCCAGCTACATAAGCAGACTCACGGTAGGTGTCGGCGAGATTCTTCTGAGTGTAATTACTCTGGTCAATCTGCGAGTTGAGCTGTCGATAGTTCTCTGTTGCCTTGTCTACTTCGCCATTGTTCCTGATTAGGAGGTAGGTGAATCCTGCTAGTGCGACAGCTGCTAGTCCCCAAGGATTGAGCAGTAGCGTTGAGTTGAAAATCTTTTGAGCGGTTGTGGCAATCTTTGTTACAACCGTGTAGGTGACAAGTGCTCCTGAGATGCCAGCAATGACTCCGACTAACCTGCCGATGTTGTCAAGGTTGTCGACAATTAGAGCGATGAACTCGCCGACTGCCTCAATCAAGCCTTCCCAGTCAACCTTCTTGAAGGCATCTGCAAGCTTCTCACCGACAATCGGTAGCAGGTCTTGTATGACTGGAATAAGGTCTTGCAAGTAAGGAGTAAGCTCCTCACCAATCTGAATACCTACATCTATAAAGGCTGACTCAAGTAGGCGTAGCTGTGAGTTGAAAGTGTCAAGTTGCTTGTTTGCTACTTGGTCTGTGAAGCCACTTGAGGAACGGAGTGCTTCTTCGTAGCCCTTGATTGCATCTGAGGTTCCCAAGAGGGCAAGGATTGACTGGACCGAGCGGTCTGCGAATCCAAGCTGAAGAAGGGTAGCCTTTGCCGTCTCGTCGGACATTCCCGCAAGAGCAGTTTCAAGGTTGGCAATGATGTCGCCGAGGTTACGCATCTCGCCGTTAGCGTCAAATACCGAGACACCGAATTGTGCGAAGTCCTCTTTGTTTTTGATGGCCTTAGTCGAGAGGTCACGCAGAACGATGGAGAGCTGGGTTCCAGCTTCCTCGCCCTTGATACCCTGGTCGGCGAACGCTGCCAATACAGCGACACCTTCTTCCATGTCCTTACCTAGAGTTCTAAGAGCAGGACCAGCCTTAGTGGTCAGCGAGGTAGAGAACTGCTCGACTGTGGCGTTTGACAAGGTGTTCGCACGGACGAGGACATCCGACACCTTTATCATGTTCTCCATGTTTGCGACAGCATCGTCACGGATGGTGAGGCCAAGAGCGGATTGAGCGTCTGTCAAGAGGTCGGTAGCTCGGCTCATGTCGAACATACCCGCCTGAGCGAACTGGGCTACTCGAGGCAGGGCAGCGATAGAGGCTTCAGCATCCAAACCTGCGGACGCTAGGAAGAAGAACGACTCGGCAGCTTGTTCGGCTGAGAATGTAGTTTGCTTGGCTACCTCACGGGCAGCCTTAGCCATGTCCTCTTCCATCGTCTTGGTGAGGTCACCCATGATGGCTTGAGACTTGGTAAGAGCACCGTCAAACTTAGCGAACTCTTGAACCGACTTGACAGCGATACCTGCGACTGCTGCACCAACAGCTGCAAGTGCAACACCCGCTGCTTTAGAGAGGCTACCGAGGGCCTTCTCTGCCTCTGTTAGTCCCTTCTTATCAAAGTCGGAGACAATGCGAATCTTAATACTCATTATTTGACTTCCATGTCTTTGTTGCTAACCGAGGTAGTTAGTCGGCGTGTAATTTTCAGATTGTAAGACTCCGCTATTTGTATAACCTTTTCCTCAATCTCTGGCTTGCGATTCAAGACACGCTTCCACAAGAACCTACCTGGGCCACCGTAGCGATTGAGCATCTTGATAAACCCATCACCTTGACCACGAACAAAGTATGCGTGATAGCCACCTGCTGAGGTTTCGTTCCAACCCTTTGAAATTGGTCGGGGAGGTTTGCGACGGATACCAGCCAGCTCTGCATAATTGAAACCTAGCTTGCCATAATCTCCGCTACCAGGACCCTTGCCCTCAATGAAAATAAGGTTCTTAGGACTTGCTGATGTCTTGACCTTGACCTCTGCCCCGCCCCACGAGGTTCGCCCGCTGTGATTGAACATACCAGCATCCCTACGGCTTCTTAGCTGACCTGCCACACTTCCATTTATTTGACCCTGTATAGGCCCCATAATGGGTCGCAACTTTGAGTCTAGGCTCTTGCCTAGCTCTTTGTATAAATCTTTCTCATAGGTTTTCAAAACCTTGATTACATCAGATGAACCACTCAAGCTTGAACCCATGACGCTCCTAACCCTCTAATTCTACCAATGAGAAAACCCTCCCCGAAGGGAGGGCCTCTCTATTGCCTCGGCGGTAGATTCTTTGCTACCAGCCAGCGGTGCATTGTCCAGAGCATCCTCTCGGATTCTTGCATCAACACACTCGGTGCAATACCTGTTTCACAAGCGAGTCCTGCGATGAACCAGTGGGTAGAGGAGTCACCCAGCCCAATTATTTTGGGTCTGAGTCACTCGCTCCCACCATCTCGACGGATTCTAGCCACTTCTCGAACGATTCCTTTGTTGCCCCAGTCCGCTTCTCTGAGTGCCAAGCCAAGTAGAGCATGTAGCTCATCTTTGGGTCGTTGGTCAGAGATGCGATTGAGACATTGAATTTGTCCTCAAAAGCAACCATGTCCGCAGCATTACAAGTAATGTCTTTGATGTTGCCGTCGTAGGTTAGTTGTAGGTTGATTTTCATTTATTTATCCTTAGGCCGTTGCCTTAGTAATCTCACCTGAGGTGGGCCAGCTAACAGTCCAGGTCGAAAGGTCTCCGACTGCACCGCTGACGCTGGTTACAGATGTGATGAGGCACTCGGCGGTGAAGCTAGGGGTCGTGCCCGAAGCTGCGGTTCCGTTGCCTGCGATGATTACTACGGTTCCGATGGTTCCAACTAGGTCCTCTGATACGACGGTTGAAAGACCGCCTGCACCAAAGTCGCTGTGGAAGTCAAGGGACACGGTTCCAGACTTCAATCCTCCGACAAGTTCGGTGTAGCCACCCGATGCGAAGTCAGTTACATCGACCTCAGCCGAGGTGATTACTAACTCTGCACGAGCGACGCTGCCAGAAATGTCGGTTCCGTTGAAGCTAACGGTGTTTCCCGTTACTACATACTTAGCCAATTTATCTCCTTATGCGTAGCAGGTGACAGTCCACTCACCTGCTAAGTATTCGTTCTCGTTTACAGTTATTGAACCGATGTTCGGCATTGACTCGACTATAAGGTCTTGGCAAGCACCGCTCAAAGTTCTATTCGATTCTATCGCACTCTTGACAGATGAAGCACCTGTCGGTTCTGCGTAGGTATCGAGGTTCCGCTGAGCTTGACGCTCGGCAGCTCTGCCCACAATCACCCTGACGGTGAAGCGGAAGATGTTTAGCCCGCCTGAGAAGGCTTGGTGATACTCAACCGAATTGAGTTGCACGATGGCAGCGGGAGGTGAAACTTGGTCTGGGATTTCTTCGAACACCCGCAGACCTGAGATGGTCCTCAGGTTGGTAGCAATCCCTGAGCGGATGTTAGCTATGCTCATGCGAAGCGGACCTTCTTGTATGGCTGAATGAGCCTGTCGATGTCTGGGTCCATGCGTCCCACACGAATTACTCCGAGGTCTCCAAAGCCCATCACTCCACCTGGGGAGTCGTTGCGCTTGAAAATTCTTGCCGAGAGTAGGACGGTTGCCTGCTTGATTGCAGTAGGCACTGATGAAAAGCCGAAGGTTCCGTTGACCTGTACCGTTGCCTCGTTACCCGAGATAGGGAAGGTGTAATCCCCAACGGCGTAGATGAGGTCGTAAGGCATCTCCATACCGCCTGCCAATCCGTTGAGTGGCATTAGCTGGTAATCGCTTGAGGTCCAAGTGACATCGAACACACCGTCTGCTGCCGAAGATGCCTTGATTGAGGTGACAGAAATTAGGTCGTCAATCTCACAGTTGAAAGAGTCACGAGGGGTGTAGATGCGAGTAGTCGCCGTAGAAAAGAACTGACGCTCGCAAGCTTGGTCGATGTCTCGGCTTGCAGACTCGACAGCAAGCTCAAGCAAGTCGTCGTCAACCGTGTCAGACACGGGAATCCTGAGTGATGCTTTTAGCTCGTTGAGAGTGCAATAGCCATTGGTAATTGCCACAATAAACCTCCGAGTTCTAGTCTACCGCTAATCGACCCTTGACCTTAGTAGAGCTAATCCCGTCTGTATAGGGGATGTAGCAGAGTGCAATCTGTCTCTCGTCCAACCAATCTTGGTCGAATTGCATTTGAGCATAGTAGTCACGCCTAGCCCAATCTGACCCAATGATGATGATGTCGGGTTGCACTAGCTCAATGCTTGGCTTTGAGTTGGCCCCGCCGAAGTTAGGGATAACCCTGTCGACATACCTGCAAGCTATGAGGACTTCTTCACGCTCGGTGTAGGTCATTATGGGCATCTTGTTCTTATACTCCCAGATGAACTCATCGGTGTTTAGGGCAACGGTGACTTCTCCTATCTCCTTGCAACGTTTCAAGAAGTTAGCGTGACCCCTGTGAAAGAGGTCGAAGGTTCCGCCCGTGTAAACCGTCATTCCCAAGAGTTCATTCTCCTTATGTCGAGAGACCAGCCGTGTATGCCTAGATTCTTTGCTGCCCTCTTGTTGACTAGCAGACTTTGATTGCGACGGAAGGTAAAGGTGTTCTTGTCTTGGTAGCCCGACTTGAGCGTCGAGGAGTTGTCGTGATGCACCTTTGCAGGGATGTCGTGAAAGCGAACCCCCAGCTCACGCATACGCCACTCGTAATCGTCGTCGTCGAAATAGATGGGGTGAAACGCCTCATCCCATAGCCCTGCCTTGCGGACACTGCCCTCAGTGGGAATCACGCAAGACCAGCGAGGATGAATGTCAACGAAGTTGAACGCCTCGGTGTCTACATCCTTAGCAATGGACTCAAGACTTCCCTCGGCAAACCAAGAGTCGTCATTTGGTAGAACCCAATACGGAGCGTGCGGGGTTGATTTGATAATCAGATTCCAAGCACCATTCGCACCTAGTCCGTTTGGAACTTGTAGCAACCAAGTGTTCTGCACTAGCTCGGGGACTACTGGCTGAAACTCACGTTTCCCAGAGTTGTCGATAATTACCAAATGCTCAACTGGGTAGTCGATTGAATCTAGTAGGCGTTGGGCCATGTCAAACTTCGACAGAGTGGCAAACCCTAGGACGGGAATCACTTTAGCCTCTCTTTGAGGAAGGGTAGCCAGTATGCGTTCCAAACGGCCTCAACATCGTAAGACTTAGCGAACTCTATGGTTGCAGGGAACTCCTGCCCACGCTTATCGTAAGCCTTCTCAAGGGCTGCTGTGATTGACGGGATAGACGGCACTTGCCACCATGAAAGCTGTGCCTCGTCCCAGAACGGCTGACCTTGCACAAGCAGAGAATCTGGCCCTGCAAGTTCAAGCGATGCTGTCCAGCTAGAAGCAATGACTGGTGTTCCACAAGCCTGAGCTTCGATTGACGGCACTCCGAATCCTTCTCCGTAGGAGGCGTGCAACAAAACATCCATGCCCGTATAGAGAGCTGCCATCTCCTTGTCAGAGAATCCCATGCGGTGCTTGTGAGGGTCTGGGAATAGAACATCCTCTTTGTCTAGCCCGACTGCTTGTATCAGCGTGACGAGGTTGAACCCGCCGTAGTGCTTCCCTGGCTCAGCGTGAATGTATAGGTAAGCGTTGGGGTGGTTCTTCTTGAATAGCGAAAAGGCAAGCAGAGCTTCGGCGTAAGCCTTGCGGTGAATCTGACCGTTGGCTTTGTTGGCTGACACCATGCCGACTAGGAAGTCATCTTCCTTTAGTCCGTAGTATTCACGCATTGGGATACCGTCGATTTTTGGTGTTGGCTTATAGACCGAGGTGTCGACGGCGTGAGGTATGTAGCGAGCGTCGATGTCTTTTGACTGCAACTGCTTGAGACCAAATTCGCTCATGGCTATTGGGGTTACATTTTCCTTCTTGCACCATAGCTCGACCTTTGGAGGGATGCTTAGGTGGTCAATGGGAACCCACGAGACAATGTCCATCGTTTCGAGTTCGGGGTATTGCAGATACACCCAAGCGTCGTAGAGGGTGAGAACAAAGTTAGGCACTTCCCTGCCCGCTAAGAAATCTTCGTGGTAGAGCTTTATGACATCGCCCGAGTAGGTCGTGATTCCTCGAGGGTAGTGAGGGATAGAACCGTGCTTGGTTTTGAGGGTATCCATTCTGCCCTCAAGCCCATAGTTCGATAGTGAGGCAACATCTAGTCCGTGACGCTTCATGCGTTCGGCTAACATCATGCCCTGCACCCCGTAGCCCGTTGGGACACCTGGGGTGTTGCTTGCAAGTGAGACTGCTCCGTTGAGCTTTTCGTAGGTTGGCATAGTGACAGCCTAACAAGAAACCCCTGCCGTTTCCAGCAGGGGTTCCTCAACAAGGGAAAGAAATGAACGCAACCACTAGGGAGGGCCATAACTACGGACCGCACTGAGAAGTGCTGATGTCCGCTTGAAAAGCGTAGCATAAAGAAACCCCCCGAGCCAACCTACAAGCTCGAGGGGTTTCGCTTTGTTCGCTGGTTAGCTACTAGCTAGCTGCACCTGCGAAGTATTTGACATGGGCTGCATGGGTCAAATCAGAGTCAATTCTGATGAGGAATCTCCATGTAACCAAGTCAGTGTTGAAGGCATAGTCTGTAGATGAGGCCACAGACAAACCGCCTGCAATCCTGACCTTGTGAGACTTAAGGTCGCCAAAAACAACCGACTTTGCGGAAGTTGCAATGTCAGCCATGTGTGGGTTCTCCACGACACGGTAGCCTGCGAAGGTGTCGCCACCAGCAGGTCCGAACTGACCAATCTGGTAGAGGTAGTTTCCTGCGCCGTCCTTGAGCTTACGCATAGCACCGATGGTTGCACCGTTAGCCATGAACGCTGGACTCATTCTGCGAACCTGTCCATCGACGCTGTAGGCGAGGTCAATGAGGTTGTCAGCGGTGAAGCCACCTGAGACACCAGTGCCACCAGTGACACCAGAACCAGCAGCAGCTACAACACCCTGAGGCTTGCTTGAGCCGTCGCCAAGGGTTACAGCCGAACCTACTGCGTAACCAATGCCGTTACCAGCCTGGTTTGCAAGGTGCGATGCTAGGTCGAAACCTGCGTCGCTTACTAGCTCGGAAGCAGCCTGTGCGAGCATACCGTACTTGTAAGCACCTAGGGTGATGCTTGCGTAGGTAGGCTCTGAGGCCGATACGGTTCCAGCAGCAGCTACTAGAGATGCAGCGGAGTATGCGGTCAAGGTTGGGATGGTTAGGTCCTCACCAGAAGTGGTGTTGATAACCTCGAACTCGTCCAGCGGGAAAGTCAGACGAGCAACATCGAATACCTGGTCGTAGAACGACTTTGGAACGGTGTTGGTGGATGGAGTAAGAGCTGCACGACGCTCGAAGGTGTGGTCCCTCTGCTCACCCTGTGCGATTGCACGAAGGATGTCAGCAGCCGAACGGTCCTCGGATACGGTTGGCACGAAGCCCTTTGCAGCGACGGAAGCCTCTAGGCGACGCTCCTCATTACGCTCTGCGACAGAAATAGCCTCGTCCGCCTTGCGGATGTCAGCCTCAATCCTGTCAATCTTTTCTAGCTCAGCGGAGTCCAAACCACGACCTTCAGTTTCGGCAAGGTCAATGACCTCACGAACCTGCATGATGAGGTTGTTGCGGACTTCGTACTGAGTCTTGATGAACTCAGACATTTAGTCTCCTTGATTGAATGTTGATTAGGGTTAGTGGCGTTGACGCTCAACTGTGACGGCAGAGCTTACTCTTATCCGCTAGTAACATTCTATAACAAGGGGTACTAGACAAAATTTATCAAGGTCCCCTAGACAAAAGAAAACCTCCCCGAAGGGGAGGTCCCTTTTAAGTTTTAGATTGCAACTTCGACGATTGCTACCTTGCCCTCTGGGTGTTGTTTTAGAAAAAAGCCGTCGTAACCAGTTAGCCACCTAGAAGCTGCTTTTTCAGCTAGGTCTTGCCTTCCGCACCATTCCTCGATTGCCCATGCGTCGTTGCGGTAAATAGCAATAGCGTGTGTGTAGGTGCGGTCAGTCTTGCGGGTAAACAGGCGCCCATCTGGAGCTGTTGCCTTGTATGTTGTCTTTGCCATTTGAGAAACCTTTCCTTGTTGTTGTATTCAGTATAGTCACACTAAGCAACAATAAGCAACTCTTTGCAACAATTTATTTGTAACAGTTTGATAACGGCAAAAGAGAACCCCCTCGGCAGAAAGGATAAGACCGAGGGGGAGAGACTTGATGCTTGGCGACTACCTAATGTCTGTCGGCTTGGTTACACGAGTCTCTTTTACTGGCCTCTCATGTGGAGTGCCGTCTTGAACCTTACCGTCGCCATCGCCGTCCTTGGCGTTGACCTTGTAAGGCGTGCCTGTCATAAGTGAGGCAATAGCTTCTGCCCACTTGTCTGCATAGTCACGCACAACACCCGATTCTGGGTTGCCCGCAACATCCAGAATGACCTTCTTGATTTCGTCTTTGTTTGCCATTTATAGTCCCTTCAGGAGTAGTTCTAGCTTCTTCTTCTTGAGTTGCAACATAGCGAGGTCGCCCTTTGGCTCCTCGGTTGGAGCTTCCTCCTGCTTCGGTGCTAGCTCTGAGATAACTCTACTAAGGATGTCCTTTTCCTCAGCGGTAATTTCTTCGCCCTCCTCAAGTTTCATCATTGCATCAGCCAGAGCGTCTGCGTCGACCTCTGCCCTCTTAGCAAGCTTGTCTAGGCCACGAACTTGTGCAGTGCCATTAGTTGTCGGGTACGCAGGGAAGGCGACTCCCGTGCTGACCTCCATTAGGCGAATTGAGTTTAGGGTTCTTTCGGTCCCGTCCTCGTTCCATGTGTCCCCACCCTTAGGCACGGTAAAGCCGAAGGAGAATCCTGTAACATCCCCACGCTGAATTAGGACTTTTGCGTCACGGCCTGCCTGAGTGTCTGGCAAGACTGCGTTGACCCGTAGACCTTGATTGTCCTCTGTGAGGGTTAGAGTTCCCGCACGAGTTGAACCTAAGACGGTTGAGCTGTCGTGGTTCCATAGAAGCTTTATGTCGTTGCGTGACTTTAGCGAACGCTTGAAAGCCCCTGGTGCAATCCGCTCAATAAACGGTAGTGGCTCGGACGGCTCATTGAATCTGGCAGCGTAGCCAGTAAGGTGCATACCGTCTGCTTCTTCTCGCACCTCAAAGTCAGTCGTGAGAACACGAGTTTCAATTTTGGACAATGCTTCGCCTTTCGCTCGTCCTTCATTCTCTGCTTCTATTCTACTCACAACGCCTTCGGCATACGCCAATGCACGGCGAGCAGCAGCCTTCGATGGCCCTGAACCCCATAGTAGATGGGCGACTACACCAGCACTAGGATAATCGTCCGAACTAGGTCGTGCGGAGGGAGAGTCCAAATCAACCAGATGGCGAGCAATCCAAGCCCGAATCCTAACCCACTTCTCAGCAGTAACAGAACCCCTAGCCATAGCCCGAGCTTCTCGTATAGTTCTTTCAACCAAGCCATCTCCGCCGAGTCCTTCCTCGTAATACTCGAGTCCCCTTCGAGCAGCAGCTCTCATGTAGGCAGGTGGGGTTAGGTTGACTTCTCTTGTCTCTATTGTCAGTGACCGTAGGCTGTCAATTTTAGTTAGTGTTGAAAACTTGTGTCCGACTAGGGTGTCTGACTCTTGCCAGCCTTCTTCGCCTTCTTGCCAGACGGAGATGAGGGCTGCTGGGTCGTCAGCGGTCCCTGTGATTGTGAAGCTTGAGTCTGGGACATTGATTTCGCCGTCACGCTCGATTCTTTCAATGCGACCCCTTGCGGTTCCCCCTGAGCTGTTCCAGCGGACGAAGTCCCCGACTGAGAGTTCGTCGGGAGCAGCCCGCCCTTCTCTGGTATAAGTGCCACCTGGTTCCATCTCCTCTGCTATTGAAATTGCGACCATCTGGTCAACGGCTGAATCTTTAGTGTCATGGCAAGCTACAAGCTCACCATCTTCTTTGACTACCGCCCAGTTGTCACAGTCTGGATGTTCGTCCCAAATGAAATACGGCATTAGTCCTGTCTCATCACGGCGACTTGGACACCTTCACGAGATGCAAAGGCCGTGATTCCCTCTCCTTGCTGTAGCTCTAGTTGAATCTTCTCGCCACCTCTTAGCCTTACGGATGCGCCTGTAGCTCCGTTTAGGTAGACATCGTTCAATCCATTGTATTTCTCAACCCAACCAATTACGGCGTGAACATTTGTTCCGTTGCCACCAACATCTCTAAAGCGGAATCCATACTGAGTGCTTGGCTCGAGTGTAATTATGACATTTGAGTATGCACCGCCAGTTGACTGATTAGAAGCTCCAATAAAAGTCGAATAAACAACAGTTCCACCAGTTAGGGCTGAAGCGGTTACCAAAGAGGCATCGTGGGCATCGCTCTCGTTGCGATTCAGGTTATACCCTGGGATAGCAGTTCCGCTAGTCGTGATAGTCGCACCCTCAATAAGTTCTCCAATAACCGATGAATTTCTGGAGTCAAAATCCCAGCTATCTATTTGCGCTCCAGTTGTGCCTGTAGTAAAGGAGAAAATCGCTGTGCCGTTGTTGGCGATAGGGAAATAACTTTTGGCTGCGTAAGAGTAGCCGTCACGAGAGTAGCTACCTAAATCATTGCTCGGTTCAAGGTTTTCAATCCAAGCATCTTGAGCGTCGATAGTCGGTGCAATAAGTGTTGCACCTGCTGTGCCAACTGTTACTACATTTGTGGTAATCGACATTTAGACCTCGTATTCGCTTGTTGGGTCCTCAGGATTGAGATTTTGTAGCCCCTGAAGCTGAACGCTTGGAACGCCCGTGTGAGCCATTTCAGGCAAGCCCATAGCGTTTAGAACCTCGGCTGGGTCATAGCCTGCCAGAACGAGCTTGGAGGCCATTGAGACCCGCTTGTCGGTGGCTACCAATTCGGCTGCGTCGATGTTAACATTCGCAAGTGGCACTCGAGGCTGGTCAGCCGAAGGGTCGTCAATCGGACGCAGGTCCTCAAGGCGACGGACATCGTTGACCGTCAAGAATCCTGCTTGTAGGCCTGTCGAGTAGGCGGTCATGCGGTTCTCGATGTCTGCTCGAAGCAGTCCATCGAAGTTGAACTTAATAAAGGCGTTCTCGCCACCCTGCGTGCGTGACATAAGCGGTGAGAAGGCTGACTCAAGTTTCTGAATGACGGGACGGATGCAATATTGCAAGAAGGCCAACGACTGTTGTTCCACTGACGAATAGGTGTAGCTACCCTCGATTGCTAGCATCGACGGTGGAATTCTGAACGCACGAGCAATTTCTTCTACTGCAAACTTGCGTGCCTCAATGAACTGAGCTTTGTCGTTCTCTGAAGTAGTTGGGACATACTTCGCACCGCCTGAAAGAACGGCAGTCTTGTGGGCCTTCTGCCAGCCTCGGTGACGAGAGTCAAAAGCGTCTTGCAGGGATTTAGCCTGCTCTGCGGTTAGGTTGCCTGGGAACTCGATTACACCCGAGGTGTGGGTTCCAGTACCGAAGAACCTTGCAGCGTAGTTTTCGAGAGCAGTTGCTAGCGAGAGGTTGTTCTTTAGATAGTCAACTCTTGAGATGCCCTTTATGTGACCTGGTCGTACAACATCTGGGATGAATACAATTTCATCGCTAGAGAGTAGCCTTTCCTCACCCTCGACCTTAAACATAAGCTGTCCAAGACCGTTACGCTGTGGCTCGACATCTAGAGGGGATAGAGCCATCATGGAAACAATCTCGCCACGCTGGTTAGAGAAAATGCGTACATAGGCGTTGCCGTCAATCAGCATCGAAACAATTATGGCTCCCCAGAACGCTTCTTTTGTTGTGTCGACATCTGGCTTATAGACCCAAGCGGGTGCAGGACGGAAAGGAAACCTTGCACCGTCACGACGAATGAAAACATCTACTGGCAATGAGGCGACGGTGTCGGAGATTAGAGAAACGGCTGAGTAGACAGCGTTTATTTGTAGGGCCGTCTTGGAGTCGACGATTGTGCCAGCGTTGCTCGACAAGCTAATGTCGTCGCCAGCTCCCCAAATGGTCTGATAAGAAATCGCTCTGCGATTGAACACTCGGTCCCAAAAACTTGCCAAAATCTACCCGCCTATACGAAAATCTGAGGCACTAATGCTTCTTCCATTCTAACGCTTGCTCGGTCATACGCCATAAGCAATGCGATAGCCAAGTCAATCTTGAGCTTGGGGTTGCGATAGTCCTTCGTGATTCTGCCACCTCGTTGTCCGTCAATCTTGAGGATGCAGTTGTCTATGTGTCTTGCAAGAGAGGCATCGGGCCTAACCTGCAGCTTCTTGTTCATAATCGCCTCAAACAACTTTGCGGTTGCAGGGACGGTGCGCTGGATGGTGTTGCGGTATTCCACGACTGGGATTCCATAGTCTGCCCATTGGAACATCTCGTCCTCCCAGTAGGAGGGGTCACAAGCCATCTCTCGGCAGTTAGGGTTCTTGTCGTAGAAGTCCATGACCGCTTTCGCTACTTCCTTCTTGTCGACTATCCAAGAGTCGTCGTCAATAGCAAAGTCCTTTTCCCAAGAGGCTACTCGGTAGGCCCTAAAGACATCGTCCTCAGACCGAGGCAAGACTACAGCGACGACAGCGGTTGAGTCGTTCTTCCAAGAACCGTCAAAGCCAAGGACATACTCGTCATCTGGCAGAATTTCAAAGTCCTCCTCGATTGCTTGCCAAGCACCCGCAGGTAGCCAAGCTGCTTTTGTGTTAGTCCAAATGTTGAGTCGCTTGGTCTTGAACTCAGCCTCAGGGGTTAGCTGGACGGCAGTTGCGTAGTCCTCAGCAGAACAAATGTCGCCGTAGCCTGGAGATGCAAGCTCCCAAGTCTTAGGGTCCTTATGGTCAGCGTCCTTAGGTGCTTCCCACCATGCCATGAACATCGAGGGGTCGATTTCTTTGTTGGCAATCCTTTGACCTGTTTGATAAAGGGTATAAGCGATTGAGTCGTTGCCCGTGGAGTCCGAACGACGACCCGCCGTAGTTATTGCGACCAAATGCCCCTTACGGCCTCTAGCACCCATAGAGAGGGCCATGACATCGTAGAGGGTTCTATCAGGGTGAGCGTGCAACTCGTCAATCCAAACCGAGGAGGAGTTCAACCCCTCTTTGGAATAGGCCTCTGCCGAAAGCACTCGATAAACAGTTCCAGTCGAAGGTATCTCTACAGCATCACGATAGAGCTTTACCATTGCCGACAGTTCTTCGTTGGCCTCAATAATTTTGCGAGCTGACCCAAACACGATTCGTGCCTGCTCCTTCTCGGCAGCAACGGCATAGACCTCGCCACCTTTGGGGCCGAAGAAGGCATCGAAAAGGCTCAAACAACTAGCCAGTGCCGACTTGCCCTGTTTCCTCATTAAGCCGACTAAATTTATCTGATGCAAAAACCCGCCGTTGCCGTCGCCTGCGTAAAGGTGTCTGATTAGTTCCTTCTGCCAGTCACGCAGAATGAGCGGTGTGCCAGCGTTACCAGCAATTGAATCCTTGGTAATAATTCCAAAAGCCTCAACAAACTCAATAGCAAGTTCGCCCTTGCCTGCAGCTAGGGCTTTATCTTCAATCGAAGTTAGCCAGCGAGGGGGCCAAGACTTAGCCATTCTTTTCCAGCATCTCCTGCAACTTAGACTTTGCCTTTATTTCTGCAACGCCTAGCCTGCTGCGGTCACTTGGCGAAAAGCCCATTAGAGAGAGGTTAGACACTATTTGTCTGTCCAGCTCCCTGAGTCCTCTACGCATCTTTGAATCATCAGTTTGCATAACCTTTACTCTAAGGTTCCAGCGTTCGTCAATCATTTCACAAGTCATTAGTAATAACTCGGTATCTGTATTCGGACTAATCCATGTTGCGCCCGTTGCCCAAACCTTATCCCATAGCTCTTTACCGTATTTTAGCAATGGCCTGTGCGGTTCTGGGACTTCTTCAACCATTGGAATTGCTATCGCATCAGTAGGCAGGGCACGCTTGCCTGGATTCCCAAGAAGACGCTTTTGCTCAATTGGTTTAGAGGGCCTACCTGCTGGCATTTACTAATACTGCTTTCTGACCTGTTAAGTTTTCCCAACGCTGCACAATAACATCGCAATACTTAGGGTCAAGCTCCACAACCCTTGCTAAACGATTGGTCTTTTCGCAAGCAATAAGGGTTGAGCCTGACCCGCCAAACAAGTCCAATACGAGAGCCCCTCTATGGGTTGTCTTGTCAATTGCCTCTGCCGCTAATGCTATGGGTTTTTGAGTTGGGTGCAAGTAAGAGCTTGAACCATCTTTGTTTATAGTCCAAACTGAACCAATACGCTTGCCAGTGAGCTGTGCGCCCCTGTGCCAAACGAGAGCAACTTCATAATCACTGCTAAAGGTCTTTTTGAGGTCGCCGATTCCGCCTCCTGGTTTATGCCAAACAATGATGTTAGTTGGATAGCCAAATTCTTTCAGCTTGTCAATCCAGACATTTTGCACTTTCCAACTTGTCCAAATAAAAACCCACCCAATTGAATGAGCGGTAATTACTGGAGCGAAATCGAGAAACTTATCATCGTTTTCTAGCACATCAAATTTCTGAGATTTTATTCTCATGTTTGACTGGTATTCGACTCCATAAGGAGGGTCGGTAAAAACTAGCGCAGCTTTTTGATTTTCCATGATTTCTGAGACCAATGTAGGGTCTGTGCTATCACCACAAAGCAAGCGGTGATTCCCAAGTTTCCAAATGTCACCAAGCCGAGTTCTAGCTTCAACATTTTCTGGTACTACATCTTCTTGTATTGAATCTAAATCTAAGGGTTCTGGCTCAAGGCTAAATCCAAGTTCTTCAATGTCAAAACCCGCCTCTTGTAGCTCTAGCAATTGACTTGACATGACCTGCTGATTCCATGATGCAAGCTCTGCCGTGCGATTGTCGGCTAGAGCAAAGGCTTTGATTCTGTCGGCATCCCAGTCTGCAGGAATACGAACTACCTCAATTTTTTGCCAGCCTAAAGACTTGGCAGCAGTGAGCGTGCCATTCCCCGCTACTACCGTGTTGTCCTGCGAAATAACAATCGGCTTGCGCTGGCCGAATCTCATGAGGCTTCCAGCAATTGCTTCAATGTTGTTATCATCATGAGTTCTAGCATTATTGGGGTCGAGTCTTAGCTCGCTAACTTTTAGAAGTTCAACTTTCATAATTACCTTTCCTAAATTAGCCTAACCGAAAACCAATAATTTTGCGGGTATGTGCGCTGAGCTTGGTTGGGGGGTGTTGGTAGCGGAACTCTTAGGCATTTACCCCGCCCCCTAGGTAATGCCCCTATGCTGGCGGTAATAAGCGTTATTTGGGCTTCTACAAGGCTATGCAATGGGCTTGTTGCCTCTCGACTGGTTACAGTGTCGGTGAGCTGCTGCCAAAGGTCCCCCGATAAGTCCCGCAATCAAATGGTCAGCTTCTATCTTGTCGCCCTCGACGAACGCCCTCTTACAAATGTGGCAGTGCGTTGCAGTGTCACGGATTCTTTTGGCCTCTTGACGGTAGGCGTAGTTGTAGAGTTCTGACTTCCGTGCCACCCGTGAAGCGTTGTCGTGGCTACGGCCCCTCCTCGCTCTAGCTTCTTTTTCATGTGGCTCACAAAGACTTTTACCTTTCGTGAGTTTGCCACACACCCCGCAGGGCTGGGGGAATCTACTCATTTGTAGCGAAACCTTTTCCAATAAAAGAAACAGAAGCAACATCCATCATGCGTCTGGTAGGGCTACCGCACAGGTGGCACTCAGGGGTGATGTCTCTATGGTCTATACCTCGTAGGTCGTGCATCTCGTGTTGGCACTTCTCGTTCTCACACTTGTATCTATACAAAGGCATCAGAAGGGGACTCCTCCTTCGGGTAGGTTTTCCATTGCGTTGAGGCTTGTGTATGGGACTAAGTAGTAAGTATCCGTCACTCTGTATTGTTCACCGTCGCACTGGAAGCCATACATCCATCCGATAGCTCGGTACGCAGGTGAGGCGTAATCATTCTCTTTTGTCCTTCTTGTTTTATACTCAGGTCCTCCGACAATCAGAATGTAAACCTCGCTTGGTTTGTCTACGCCTGGACGGTAACGCAAGCCCCACTTCGGTTCTGACTTCTTAGTAAAGCAATAACGAATCTCGTAGTTAGGGATGTCTTGCCTTGACTTGAAAGTATTGACATGAGGCTCAAAGTCTAGGTAGCCAAGCATCCTTGCTGCTGCTATCTCCGAGCCTGCTGCTATTGAATGTTGCCATTGCTCCCAGATGTCGCCTTCGCTGTAGTTTCTGTTGCGCTCTGGCTTGCCATACATAGGAGCCTGTCGCTCATAACCTATTCGAGCAGCGATGCCTTCTTCTTGAGCCGTAAGCGAGTAAGACCAGTTCATCGCATCTCTCCCGCTAGCACGGACAAGTCACGACGAGGGTCATACCCTTCTCCTACAACCATCGAGACAATCCCTGTCGGTGTCCTGCCACCCATACCTGTTCTGTCAGCAAACCAGAACGAACCGCCGTCGAGTGCTGGGGTCTGTACCCACAAGCGGTGATTGAACTGCTTGACAGCGTAGTGGTGATAGTGGGCAGTGACATACAGCTCTGCCCTACCGAAGTCGGTGTCGCCTAAGGCGTGGCCCGATAGGAACTTCTCTGGGTTTCGCATCTGATGTCCGTGTGCGTAACCGACCATCGTGCCTGAGTGGTTGACGGCAAGGGTTGAGTTGTCTCGCTCTGGGAAGCGTCCTTTGACATGAGCTAGGTCTGGGTTCTCCTGACAGATGTCTAGGACTTGAGCGACTATCTCTACCTGAAAGCTGTCCATCGGGTCGGTGATGAGTTGTCGGTGTGACTCGTCATGGTTACCTGGGACGACTGGGATGATGAGTTCGTTGGTTAGGGGAGCGAACGCCTTGACCCACTCTAAGAGAACTCTGCGTCCTACTCGTATCTGTGAGGTGAGGTCTAGGTCTAGCCTTCCCGCTATCTTGCCACCTTGAGATACAACACCCTCGATGCAGTCTCCCATTTGTGGAATTGCTATCGGGCCTACCCCCCTCTTTTTTATTTCTTGCTGCCGAGCGAGAGCTTCGGAGAGTGCGTTGCGAACACGACGAACGGTTCCCTCGGTTCCGTCACCTGCGTCCTTACCCCATTGGGTGTCGCCTACTGCGTAGAGTGCAGTGAGCTCACCTGTGGCTGGTTTGGCTCCTCGAGGTGGTCGCCACTTCTTGATTTCCTTTTCCAGCTCGGTAGGGTCAAGCATCTGACCTTTGAAGCCTCGTGGCTTGAGTGAGACTCGGTAGGAGTTGAGCCATTCACCTGAACGCCCGCCTTCCCACTTGGAGCGACGAACGGAGACGACAATCCAGTCCTTCGGGTCAAGGTCGAACTCAACTAACAAGTCCTCGGCGTTAGTGACTTCTTCGTTTCTCGGTGTCGATACAAAGTAGCCACCGTCAGCATCTAGCTCAAGCTGGGGTCGCCAAGCTTCCTTAGGTGGCTTTGCTACTCTGTCGCTACCTCGTGACGATAGTGAGTTTAGGTCCTCAAGCATCCCTCAAGCCTAACCTCTGTAGCAAGCACACGCTCGCTGGCGGTGCTTCGAAAGAGTCGTGTCGGCTATCGAAACGCCCCGTTGCCTTAGGGCATTGGTAAGAGTTTTGGCAGGCCATCTGTCCTTGTCGTCGACTGCTGCAATGAAGATTGCGTAGTCGTCGGCAGAGAGTGTGTCCTTCATCTGGTCTACCTTGCAATAGACAGACTTGTTTGTTGGAGGCTCTAGTCCCTCAAGCATTAGAGTCCTATCGTTATGTCGTTCTCGTCAGCTATGAGAGTCTGAACGAGGTTGATTAGGTGCGGGTTGTTACCTGCTCCGAGTGATGCCTTTACGCTTATGTAGCGTGCTAGGTCACGACGGATAGCGTCTAGGTTGTCGTCCCAGACTAGATTGTCGTCATCGAGCAGAGCAGCAGCCTGTTTAAAATCGGCATACAGCCTCTCGCTAGTCCTTTTGCGAATTTCTTTTCTCATTTCGTTTCTCCTCGTCGTTGTCTATGTAGTCGTTCAGGTCGCTTATGTAGACATAGTCCCCGTTGTCGTTGCGGACTGCTGCTTCATCAGCGAGCTTGAGGATGTTTATCCTCTCGTCTTTTCTTCCTTGTTGATAAGCCAAGACACTTGCCCTGGCAATTAGGTCATGTAGGTCACTCATCGTCCTCTACCTCATCTGCTATTTGTGTAATTGGTTCTAGTGGAACATTCTTGCCGTGCATACGCTCGGTTCGAAGGTGGTTGGCTAGGCTACGAATCTTCTCTACTCGAAACCCTGACCAACGCTTAGTGTCAGTCTCGACAATCGGTGCAGCCATAAGTCCCATCTCTTTGAACCTCTCGACTGCTTTTGAGGACCTGTCAAGTCGTCGGGTCTCGTACTGGATGCCCTCTTGGTCCATGACTCTCTTGGTCTGCATACATTGAACGCAGTTTGGCTTTTCCCAAACCGTAATCTTCATTGGGTTAGTCAACTATCGCTCCTGTCGTAACAGCAATCTCAGGCTTGACCCGCTTGATTGCGTCAATGGCGTAGTCGTAGCCACGCTCCTCGGTCTTGGTGAGCTTGAGTTGTCGCTTCAGGCTGACCTCAAACGACAGCTTGCGAGTTGCGAACTCTGCACCTGCACGGATACCCATTGAGTAGGCTTCGTCCATTTCCTTGCAAAACAACTTGTCCGCAATCTGGTACTTGATTTCTGAGAGGACTTCTTTAAGATTCAATGTTCTCTCCTCGTAGCTCTAGTGAGACCCATCGCAATACCTCGGCAGCGATGCTGTCACCTTGGTTGTGCTTTGCGTTTGAGATTTCGTCAATGCCGTTTACTGCTGCCTCAAAGCCAGAGTTGAACGCTGCCATCTCTAGTGCGTCGAGGTTGAGGCTAACTCTTTGACGCAGCTCGTCAGTTAGTTTGCTCATTTTCTTTCCTTCCTTGTATGTCACTTAGGTTGATACGAATGGTCCTTTGACCAAAGCGTTGTGCGGGGAGTTTCCCGCTCTGCACCCACTTGCGAATTGTATTGGGATGCACGGACAGCATCTCTGCTGCTTCCTTTACGGTGTATAGATTCAATTTCACCTCCCCAGAATTATGTCGGCGAATAGAAACGGTAGTCCGTGAATGACCCCGAGTGCGAACCACACAAGTAGTCCGAGTAGTAGGTAGCCGATAGGTCGACGGATTGAATACCAAAGTCTCATTAGATTGTCAGCACCTTTTTTAGTTCTGCTCCGACAAATACTGGGTAACGGTGCTTGACCTGAGCTGTAGTAATAGCCTCCAGCCCTTGACTTACGCCGTCAATGAAAAGCTCTGCCTCGTAGTGAGTTGTTGAGATTCCGTTTAGTGGGCCGTAGACCTTTAGCAGTCGGTTGCCCTGTGTGTTGCTGTAAGTTGCAATCATTTTGTTTCCTTTCCTTGTTGTGATACAAGTATGACACATTAGGCAACACTATGCAACTATTTTTCAATCTTTTTATGTAACAAAAAGGTAACGAAAATTACAGGAAGTGGATGACGATTTCGGCCCCTGGCTCACGCTCGTCGGCGTAGTGCTTGCGAGCGACTATCTCAACCACCTGAGAGTCATCACCCCAAATCATTCCTGACTGACCGATGCCGTCCCCGACACCTCTTAGCAATTTGTCAAGTCAAAGGTCGGGAGGAACGATTGGTCTCTCCCGACGACTCCTCTTTACTGTCTTAGGTCTTTCCAAAAAGAAATCCACCTCGAGCCTTACGGGTCCGAGATGGATGTTCTCCTCTGAGTATGGCTGGCAGGCTTCTTCGATTGCCTTACGCCACTTCTTCAGATTGGCTGACTGTGCTTCGACCAACCTGCCATTGAACACCCGCTTTGAACCTTGCGGGGTAGGTCTGCCAATGACATTGAGCCGAATCACCCTTCTATCTTAGAACGGAGCGTCAGCGGTTATCCGTGCGTTGTTCACATGAACCGCAGCGGAGGTCTTTGGTTGGTTGTCCTTGCCAGTGTATTCCTCGACCTTGACCGAGAGGTCGCCTTCGATTGACACGACATCGCCTTCTTGAACCTTCTGGTCAGTCCAGATGGTGTAGTAACGCTTTGCGTCCTCACCGTTGCGGAGCTTGAAATTCTCGACTGCTCGGAAGCCGTAGCCCTCGATGATTTTGAAAACCTCAGCGGTCTCAATTTGTATCTTTGCCATTTCCTTCTCTTTCTATGTGTGACGGGTTTACGCAGTCTAGCTTCCCACACCGACGCTTTCCTTGCAACACGATGTTGCCTTCGTCGTCGACTGGAGTCACCATGTCATTGTCAAAGTGACCGTGCCAGACTATGCACCCGTCTATTTTTTGCATCTTCCTTGCTCTGCAACTTTGGCAAAGCTCGGAGTTCTTTCGGGATGTTGACTCTACCCAAGTTATCCCACACTTCCGACATTGTGTTACGACCTCAGGCATTTGACACACCTCGCAATCGACTCACCGTGAGGGCATTTAGGAGGAGGCGATGCCTTTGCAGCCAGTTCTTCTTGCTCCCTAAGAAACTCTGTTGCGTTCTTGCGCTCAATCTCTGACTTGCTTACTCCCGATGCTGACCTTGGCTGTGGTTTGTTACCTCGGCTCTCGTGGTATTTCTGCTCCTTGTTCATCCAAGTCATGAATGTTTTATCCCAATCCTTTTTGCGTGAGTTCACGCTTTGGAAGTGCAAAAGGAATTGCTCAATGTTGTATTCGGGGTCAAGCAAAGGCCACTTGCTGTTGAACATCTCAAGTAGCTGTTGACTAGGTTTCCAATCGCTCGGGAGGAGAGTTTCTTGCCTCTCTCTTTTAATAATGGTTCTATTAAGGTTTTGTACGCCAACAGTGTCACCCCTGGATGCCTCATTTGTCACCCCTGGTGTCGAATCTGTCACCCCTGATGCACCATTTGTCACCCCTGGCAAAGTCACCCAATAGAGGTTCGACTTGTATTGTTTGCGAGTCGGAGCGTTCTGCACCTCGACCTTTAGCTCACCGATTGCTTGCAGGTATTTTATGTCCCTTTGAACGCTGCGCTCTGACCCGTTTACCATTTTGGCTAGGGTTGCAATTGAAGGCCATGCCCCAATTTCTCCCTGATGGTCTGCAATAGCCAAGAGGACAAGTCTGGCTCTGCCATCTGACTTTGACTCACGCCAAACTGCGTTCATAATCTCGATGCTCAAATGCCCTCCTTCCTAAAAAGTTCTTCGTATGCCTTGCGAGCTGTCCAGTCTCTTGACCCGCCTGCCCAACGGCCTGCGTTGAAATACAGCTTCTTCTGTTCTTCGCTTGGAGTATAGACCTGCTCATAGACAATGAGGGGTTCAGGCTTCTCGGGTTTTGCCAACGCTTCTTGTCTCATGGACCAGGCCACGAGTTCTGGGTCTTTCATTATCCTCCTTGTTAGATGAGATACATCGGAGGAGTTGACTCGACCTTCCGCCCATCTTGCGTAAGAATAAACCACTTCTTCATTGGTTTGTCAAATACTGGTGTGTCGAACCCGTCCCATTGGCCTAGCTTCCAACCCATCTCACGAGCCTCGGCTGCGACTTCTGCGTTCTGCTCCATCGCATAGTTGAGCCACGCACAAATCCTGATGAGGTTGTCGTAACGGTCAAGAGTCTTGGAGCCACCCATGCCACGATTGCGTCGATGGTGGACTTGCAAGACATCATCAGCCCCGCAGTGAACACAATAGGGGTCACGCTCTCGCAGTTGTAGTGACATCTTGCGAGTGACCGCCATGCTGCTCCTAAATCTTGAGTTCAGATTGCAATAGTTTAGCCTGCGTCTGTGCAGCCATAATCGCCGTCTCAAGGCTTTTGATTTTCATCCGAATACGATTAGCCTCGGCCTTCCTCAAATCCCGTTGTAAACGATTGTCAGCTGCCTCAAGCCGTGCTAACGCAGTTCGGTCAGCTACGGTTCCCTGGTGTTTGATAAACGCCTTAGCCTCGACATTATCGAGTGCGTGTTCTGCTTCAGCTAGTGCAACTTCGGCCTCGTAGAGTGCCTGAACGCCCTTGCTATTCTCCGCCGTCAGTTCGGCTAGGAGCTTCTGAATCTCTAATGGAGTCACTTAGCACCAACAAGTGATGTATAAGCTCACGGTTCCAGAAGTGGGCATCATTTCTTTGCCCCTCCCTTAGGGCCACTAGATACGCCTGTTCCAGCTCCGCTATCTTTGCTATCAGAACTGAGTGTTTCGCCACGAGCCTTCACCTTCTCTAAGACATCCGCAGGTGCGCCTGCTGCCTTAGCTTGAGCGTAGAGAAACCTGAGTCCCTCAACATCTGTAAGTTTACCTGCCTCAGCAACGAAGTCTCGCTCTGACTTTTGTACCTTTTCCATTTCTTGCCGACTAGCCAAAGTCTTAGGGTCTTTGTTCATCGAATACCCCATCACCATCAGAGCACGCCCGATTGCCGAAGTCTCTGCATTAGGCAAGGCAGCAACATTATTCGCCCCTCCTGAGCCGTCAATCTCATTGGCATAGCCTGTGGCCTTTGGCAGCTTGTTAGCTTGGTCCCCTGCCGATAGGTAGATGGTTGCCTTCACTACCCAGTTCTGCTTGCCATCCTTTTCCACCCAGAAATTGTTTGTCCATTTGGTTACGATTCGTCCATCTGGGTAGTCCTGGTGGAACTGAGCCAACCGCTCTCCTACTGTTGCGTATGCGTTGAGGTCAAACCTCGCCATCATTTTCCTCCTCGTCGTAGTCAATAATCGACCAGCCTTTGTCGAACCAAAAAGCTTGCTCGATACCGTGAACATAGAGTCGTTCTAGCTCACGCTTTTCATTCAGGATAATTCCTGAAACCTGTCCGCTGACGCTTGTGCCACCTCTAATAAGTGTCACCTCGTCGCCTAGAAATACTTGCATCATCTAACCACCTTTAGGAAGGGACGATTGCTACCTCGAGCTTCTCTGGTGGCAACTCGAATCTTCTCGCCGTTGACTTGTATGTAAGCGTGCTTTGCCTTGCCCATTGCGTTCAAGACTTCTGACTTCGCTTTCCTGAGTTCTCTCTCAGCTTCGTCATAACGGCTTTGCAGATTAGCCAGATAGTGTAGCCCGTCAATCTCGACCTCCTCGTCCTCGATGTCTGGGTGCATTGTTCGCACCGCCTCATAGGTTGACTCCGAGCCGTCCCAGTCTGGCTGCGTGCCGTCGATAACATACTTCCAGAAGCGAGTCGCTTGGTCAATTAGGACTTGCTCCTCAAACTCATCTCGCTCAACCCAGTGTTCTACCCAAGCCATGTTTACCACACCGACAATGACGGCACGGTTGACATTCATAACCGCCATGTAGTGACGCACCTGAGCAATATATGTCGCAGGAATCTCGTGCCAGTAGTTGCGTGAGGTCTTGACCTCGACGATTACCCACTCGCCATCGACCTTAGCCAATGCGTCGGGGTTAGCCTGCAAGAACTTGTGTTCGGGGTGACGGTAAGTTCCCGTCGTGTATAACTCCCAGTCGGGGTGTTCTTCTTGCAGCAACTCAAGAATAGGTTGCTCAAACTTTTGTCCGAATCGCACTGCCCAATTGTTCAACGGTTCGGGGATTATCTGTCCTGTCTTGACAGCCCACAGATGGAACGGAGACTGAAAGGGACTCAATCCCATAGCAACACCTATCTCAGAGCCTCCTAAGCCGTCTGTGCGTGCCTCGTGCCACTCTGAAGTGCCATTTTCAAAGACTCCGACCAGTTCCGCCTTGTTGAATGTTTGCGGTGCGTGAGTTTTCATTTCTCCTCCTTGTTAGTTAGCCTTAGTGTATGGCTAGGCACAGACATCTTTCAAGTTCAAAGTACTTGGCCTTCCTGAAATTGACGAACGAAGTTGACCCCGAGTGCCAAAGGGTCCCCGACTTGTTCTTCCCTGAGGACTATCCCGACCCTGAGAAACGACAGCTTGCAACGAAGGCAGCAAAGAAAATCTGCAAGTCCTGTCAGATGGTCACGGAGTGTTTTACATACGCCCTTGAGACGAATCAACGCTACGGAATCTGGGGAGCAACCTCACCCGACGAACGCTAATTTGACAAGCTGATTAGCAATCCTTAGATTGTGCGTATGCACGACGCTCGCAACTATCTGAAACTAATGAAGGCAATAAAAAAGTCGGGACAAAATCCTGTATGTATGGAGACTGACCCCGAGCTATGGTTCCCTGAAACGGGCGGTGGCTTAGGTGAGGCTAGAGTGGCAAAGAAGTTTTGCAGTCAATGTCCTGTGCAGACAGAGTGCCTGACATTCGCTATGGAGACGAATCAGACAGACGGTATTTGGGGTGGACTTACGCCGAAGGAGAGGAGTCGTCTGCGAGGTCTGGGTCGTAATCGTTCGGTAGGTCGTCCCAGTCAAAGTCGCCGTCCTGATTGACCTCAAGAGCATCCTGAACCGCCTCGGAGTCTGACTTAGCAACAGCAGCTCGGTAGGCGTTCTCGATGTCCTTGATTGCCAGCCCGCCCTTCCAAGCAAGTGACACACCTAGGGTCGTGAACACTACGGCAAAGGCAGAGCCAACACCGATGATGGTTCCCATCAGCCAGTCACCTGCAACTGCACCGATAGCCGTGCCACCAAAGGCAGTAGCCATCGCAAGACCAAGAGACCTTAGTCCGAATTGCTTTAGATACTCTTTCAACATAATTCCTTCTTGCAGTGAGGGCAGGCGTAAACTATTTTACTCTCGACCTGCTCCACCACCTTTTCGACTTTCGTGTCCGCTTGTTCTGTCTCTGGCCCTTTGGTGTTTTCCAGAATGAGTTTGTAGAGGTCGACTTTTCTTGAGGTCTCAGCGAATACTCCCTTCAGCGTTTTCGATGCCGTTGCGTGTAGGTGAGGGCCTGAGGATACGCCTGTGTTGCCTATCTTGCCGACGGTCTGACCTTTGGCTAGCTTGTCGCCGACCTTGTAGCCAGGTCGCTCGTCCATGTGGCAGTATCCGAGATACCAAACCTTGCCGTCTTTGTCCATCGCAGATTGCACGACAACCCAGCCGAGAACCTTTGAGTATTGAATAAGGCGGATGGTCCCCTTAGCGATTGCAGGGATGCGTGTGCCTCGAGGTCTGGCCCAATCGGTTCCCGAGTGTGGTTGCATACCTCGTGCCCTACGGAAGTCTGAGAGCGTGCCGTAGTGACCCGTGATGTATTTGTCTGGGTAAGGTAGTCGCCAGTCGGAGACTCGCTTAGACATCAGACAGCCCTACCTACCATAGTGATTATCGTTGCGATGATTCCTGCTGCACCGACAGCTCCCCAAAGCTTCTTCTCGATAGCACGCAGACGAATCTCATGGTCTTTTATGTTGCGTGTTGCCCACTCAGCGTGTGAGTGATGCCTCTCGTCGTTGGTTGCAATGCGAGCTTCGAGTCGCTCAAACCGAATCATTAGTTCGACTGCCCATTTAGGGGTCATGTCATCATCGCTCACTACACACGCTCCAATAGTTTCAAAAGTGGTGTAGGTTTACGACTATTTTACAGTACGAGTGTGTCTGCTTCTTCAGCCGTCAGAGGCTCGCCAGCAATCAGTTTTGCCTTAGCGGAATCCTTGAGTGCCTGAAGTGCAGCAGCAGCTTCTTCCTCAGCCTGTCGCTGTGCCTCAGCCTCGGCTGCCATTGCCTCACGCTCTGCGATTTCAGCAGCGGTCAGCTCTACGACTGTGCGCTCACCTGTTGAGCAGTCCACAATCAGCTTGGTTGGTTTTGCAGTTGCCATGTTTATCTCCTATGTCTATTTTAGCTTACTGTTGTTGTGCCGTCTGAACCAGCGGTGATGCCGTAAAGACTCGCTGACGAGTATTGCACAAAGTCGCTCGGGCCACTTAGCTCAGCTAGTGTCAAACTGCTTATTGCAGCTGTGCCAGACCACGAACTAGCTGAGAGATTTAGTGTCACAGTCGTAGCGTTATTTTCCGTCACGCTATCCGTAGAAATACTCTTGGCAGAACTACTTGTGTAATTAGGGATAAGAATACCGTGATTAGAAAAGGTGCTGGCAGTTGCCGAGGGACCACTCGCATACCCAGCTGAGGCTAAACTTGTAGAACTAGAGCTATAAGAAGCTGCCGAAGCTCCGTCACCATTTAGTAATCTCCAAGCATAATTTGTGCCCGTGTCTCCATTGAATCGCAAAGCCAAAATTGTAGAGGTGCTGCCAGCCCTTGAAATTCGAGCAGATACGAGTAAATACAACCCGTCATAAGTCTGCGGTATCGAGCTAAAGGTAATGCTTGCAGCCCCACCAGCCCCAACATCTACACGCTCTATTAGGGTCTTTTTCATAGTGCGTTCCTTCCCCAAAGGCTAAATGTAGCACCAGAGGCGAAAGGGCTTGTAAGCGAAATGCTATTTATTGCAGCAGTATTAGCCCATCTGAAAGCCTGAGCTAATGTTACATCCGCTGTAGCGGTAAGTCTTTCCATTCCTGTCTTATGCTTATCAGTTGCTGAATAATCCATTATGTCAATAATGCACATTGCTGCATTTGTAGATGTAATTGTTGCTTCTGCGGCAATGTTTACGCTAGAGCCTGTTTGTGTCCCTGAACCCGCTGTTGAGCCTGTTCCCCACATAGCAACTCTGCTGTAATTGTTTCCGCCGTCTCCATTGAAATTCATGCTTCCTTGAGCGTTTACTGTGCTGTTAAACCAAATAATCAGTCGCAAATCTCGATACCCAGCAGGAATAGAAGAAAAAGTGACCGAGCTTGCTGTGCTAGATAGCGTTGTCGTAGCCAGCGGAACCCATGCGGGAGTTGCCATTATTTCACTCCTATCAAGGTAAAGCTTGAGCCAGAAACAAAATTCCAAACGCCAAATGTTTCAAAACTAACAGAAGTCAAAGCTGCTGTATTCATCCATAAAACGCTACCCAGCCAAACTTCTTTGTATCCCGAAGCTAAACCACTAGAGCTACGCATCGTTGTGTATTTTGTAGTCTCAAAAGCATCCAGTATGTCAATTACACCTGCGCCAAAAACGCCAGAGGCACTTTCCGCACCTGCCGTATAACCAATGTCGGGTGTCGAAGTGCTAGTAAGTGCGGCACTTATGACTGTAGAACCATTGCCACGCAAAAAATGTCTTGCATAATTTGAACCTGTATCGCTATTCACATTGACATAAAATGTTCCAGCTCCCCCAACTGTTTCGTCAATCCTAGAGGTATAGCGAATCTGCAAGTGCTTGTATTCCGCAGCCAAAGTGTCAAGCCCTGAGAAGGTGACCGAAGCCTGTGATGATGTCAGGATTTCCTCGGCAAGAACATCCTCGTCTGTTGAGGGTGAGTATGCCGTATTCCCTGCAAGCATAGAGCGGTAGAAGATGTTGTTTTCTATCGTGCTACGAGTAAATGATTTGATTGCCATTAGCTCACCGCCGTTGTTCCGTCTGAGCCTGCTGTGATGCCTAGCAAAGTGGCTGAGCTTCCAGCCACCCAATTAGTTCCTAGATTTGGAATCAGAATAACTGAATTTACCGCTGTGGTGTCTGCCCACCTAAACGAATAAATTTGTTGGTAGGCATTTGTCGCATTATTTTCTGATACCAATTCGACAAAAGCGGATTTTTGCAGCGACCCCGCATAGTTCGGAATGTAAATCTGTCCATTGCCGAAAATGTTGCTAGTCGCACTTGCTGCCGTATCCAATGCAATACGACCTGATGTATAGCTACTGCTTGTTGCAGCCGAGCCATCTCCCTGCAAGCTTCGACTAGACCTATTGGCTGTTGCCCCATTTAGTTGCAATTCCAAAATGTCTACAACGGCAGACCTATCGCTTCGTAAAGAAGTCAAAATCATTAGGTCGGTGAAGTCTGATGGGATTGAACTAAATTGAATACTTCCCTGCGCTGAAGACAATTCAATGTGTTCAATAGGTGTTATTGCCTGTGTCATAGCTACCCTGCAATCCCGTATAACGCAAATGTGGCCCCAGCGACAAATACATAAGGGCTGGTTGTTTGTATTTTGATAGAAGTAATTGCTGATGTGCTTGCCCAGCGAGCAGCATAACTGGCTGTAACATCATCCGCCCTACCATGATTCATAAGAATTATTTTATGTTTATCGGTTGCTGAAAAATCTAAAAATTGCAATTTGTAGGCAGATGGAGATGTTTGAGTAGGCACTAGGTTGTTGGTTGTATAGGTTCCCGAAATTGCTCCACTTGAATAACCCAGCATCCTTACAGCGGTAAAGCCTGAGGAACTACCATTCAAAATTACGAAGCCCTCGTTTATCTGATTGGCATACATGTTTGTAACCAATACTAAATCCCGCAAAGAGTTGCCGTTGGCATCCGTTGTTGGTATAGAAGAAAAAGTTACACTTGAGGCCGTGCTTGTCAAGGTCGTTTCAGCTAGAGCTGTGTAAGTACCCGTTGCCATTATGCCGCCTTCAATCCGTATAAAGAAAAACGCCCACCAATGCGGAAGCTATCGCCACTCTCTGCTGCCAAAGTCAGCGAGGTAATCGTAGCGGTGTTTCTCCAAGAACCCGAAACTAAACCGATAGAATTTTGAGTCGAGTTAGTTGCACCCTGCAAAACTCTGACTGTTGGGTATTTATTAGTGTCTTGCCAATCTAAAATGTCCACTATGTTTGCAGCAGGAATTACCGATGAACCTCTAGCAACAATGCCACCAAAA